CAAGTATTTTGAAGAAAAATTTATAATAGATTGATTTATAAATTTTTGTTTTAAAATAAATCAAATGATTCTAGATCAAACCACAACATATAACGGCGACCTTATTCATAAACGTTTTGCTTATGAATTTCTCAGAAAGAATGTATCACCGATCGGGGATTTAATTTGTTTCCGCGGTGCTATGAATGTAACAACTAACCTAATTGATCAAGAGGATCTCTTAGCTAAAGACTACATCTATAGTAATGATGCTATTAATTTCTGTTGGGAAATTCCTAACCTATGTCCATTTGGTGCTGTCGCTTTTCAGCGTCTGTTCAACACACAAATTGCTAATATCTTATCTGTTCGTTATATTCAGAAGCCAATTGAATTAAGAGGTGACGACCTAATTGTTCATGATGTCTTTACTGGATCTGATGGCAAAGAACAAACCAAAGGCAAAGCTTCGGTCTCTATTACCTATTCAACTAATAATGTAGCTATTGGACACACCGGAATTAATATTGATGCTGGTAAGAGTGCGCCTAATTTTGCTTATTCCACTAAGCTAACAGATGAACAGGTTCTTCTCTTTATGAAAGATGTAGAAGCAGTATTCTATCATACTGTTCGTGATATTCAGATTGCTACTACTAAAGTTATTCTGTAATGGAAGCAACTATTTTTGATTATATCAATTCAATCCTTTTCGATAAGAGATACATAGATGATATAAGGTATGAAGAAGGACAATTCAACGTTTTTATGTGTAATCGGTGGATTTCTATGTATAGCGACGTTTCTGCTGAAATTATTAACGAAACCACCAACAAATACTGGCCGACGTTAACCTCTAAAGAGGATCAATATAATTTTCTTTATAACATCTTTCCTAAATTTAAAAGAAAGCGTATTGAATATATCAAGAAGCATAAAGAGGATAAAACAGAAAAGAAAGAGGCATTAGATATCGATAGATTATTAGCACAAAAATATCAGATCTCAAAAAGAGAAGTAGAATTATATAAAAACATCATGAGCTAAAATAAATAGAGTCATGAACTTCGCTTCTCTTTATGAACATTTAGTAGATTTATTTGGTGATGTGTTAAATGAAGGTTTAACACAAGATCCATACTATCAAACACATCAATTATATAAAGACATTGTTAAGTCATTTGAAGAGTCAAATGAAGGTATGAACGGATTACAGCGTTTACTTCATGATTATTTTCAGATGAAAATAGAGAAAAGAGATTCTGAAGATAGAGATGAATTAAATGCATTGCAAGATTCTTCTCTAGAAAAAATAAAATCTATTTTTATTCCTTGGGATGAAAAACGTTTCGAAAAGGAAAAATCAGATAAAGTTGATCCTGAATCAGAATATTCAAATGCAGAATATGAAGACCGTATTGATAAAGCTTTAGAAGTTCAAGCTATTGAAAGAGGAAAAGACAGAAGTGAAATAGATACACCGCTTATTAAAGATGCATTCTTAGAAATGCTAAGAACAGTATTTAAAACAGTAAAAGCAGCTCCGCTTAAGGATTCAAAACCATTGTCACAACAACTATCTGGTGAAAAGGGTGATCTTCTAAACAAATTCAAAGAATATACAAAACAAAGAGATCAATTAAAGCAATTAAAGATGCAACTTAAATTAAAAGAGATTATGCCTGATTCTTTGAAAGATCAATTTCAAAAATATATAGAAGGTGATATTACTGAAAGAGATATGGTGGAAGCAATTAGAACATCTTAGTTGACTTATAAAAAAAGGGCATAATTAATAGTATGCCCGCTGAATTACCAACAGAGTTAGATAATTTAAAAAATTCCAAAAGCCTCATTGACCTTGACGGTCATTCTGGAGGCTTTTTTGGTTTAGACGAATATAAACTTTCTTTTTTATTCGCTGATATTGTTTTAGTTGAAATGATCGATGAGGTAGAAGATGCACAAGGTTCTGCTATTCAACGCAACGGATTATTCATTCCTACTAATGCAGTAACTAAAGCCTGGAGAAAGGCAAAGGTTGTCTTAACCGGACCAAGTGTTAAGTACTGTAAAGTTAATGACATTGTAGTATTTCCTAATGATAAAGGAGCTTCTGTATCTAATCTCGAAATTGATGGTTACGGTAAAGTCAAGAAAGGAATGTTCTTAAACGAAGAGAGACTTTTTGGTATTTGTAAGAAAATGTAATATATGGCAAGCTTTACTGAATTAAGAAATGTATTAGATATTCGCTTCTTAAGAAGAACGCCAAAAGCAGGTGCGGGATCAACCAGAAGAATGCTTTGTACTAATTCAACAAATTTACTTAATTCGTATAATGGAAAAGTAATCTTAGGATATGTAGCACCTACGCAGTATCCTAAGTACGATCCACAAGCTGAAAACATAATTATTACTTGGGATATTTTAATGCAAAACTATAGATGTATAAATGTTGATAATTGTACTGTAATTCAAAAACTACCCGCTAATGATGAATTTTGGAAATACTTCAATGAAAATGTTTATACCATGTCAACAGCACAAAAAATTAATTTCATGAGCACATGATAAACATACTAGAAACAAATTTAAATAACTTTCTTCAAAGAGACGTATCTTTTATGGTAAACAATAAGACCATAAAGAAAGGTAAATTATTATTATTCACGGTTAAAGATTTCTACATTACCTTTTTATTAAAGGTTAATAATGAACAAAAGAAATTTGAATTGCCCTACCCATTTTATAGCAATTCAAAGGGATTAACTGCAGAGATGAATTACACGCTAAATGAAATATCTCATAATTGCGATCATCTTTATTTCAAACTAAAATCGCTCACGCCGAAGACTAATGCTAAAATTTATGACAATGTAGTTTACATTGTTGGTGAGTGATCTCTTTCAGAAACCCATTAAAATGACATTATGAATTTGATGTCATTTTTTCCTGATGGTTATGAGCCATTGCCGCAACAATTAGAAATTATTCCCAGAATCGAAAAGGCTTTCGAATCAGGAAAGAAGTTTGTTATCTGTTGTGCGCCTACTGGATCAGGAAAATCTTTCTTAGCTAAGACTCTAGCTAATAGTAGTTCTGTTTCTCCTACAGAATTTGTTAAGTCCATTGAATCTAATCAAGCATTTGCTATGGACCAATTTGGTGCTTATGTTGATCCTGATAATTGTACTGGTATGCCTACCTTCGGTGCCATTGCTTTGACTATTACAAAAACATTACAAGATCAATATGTAACCCTATTTGATGATTCAAAGGCATTGAAAGGTAAAGCAAATCATACGTGTGCTATTGATCCAAAATTCACAGTAGATATTGCACCTTGTATTTTTAATTCTGATTTAAAGCATGAATGCCAAGTAGCGAATAAATGCCCGTATTATAATTCTAGAAATGAAACATTGATTTCACAATTTGGTGTTCTTAATTACAGTATGTTTCTTTCATTACCTAATCATGTAAAGAAACGGGATTTTTTAATTTGTGACGAAGCTTCTGAATTAGAAGATGAATTAGTAAAGCGGTTTACTAGAGAATTGAATTATAAGATTCTTAAGAAGATGGATATCTCTATCACATCTATTCCAATCAATAATTATACTAAATTCAGAGCTTGGTTAGAAACATTTGTCGGAGACTTATCTGAAGAAATTAACTCTCTGAGAGAGTCGATGAAGAAGAAGAAATCATCAACATCATTGTCAGATAGGCAAAAATTATCTTTATTCCAAAATCTACATATGTCTCTTAAGACTACTATTGATACTTGGGATGATTGTGAATATATTCTCGAGAAGACTAATGAAGCTATTACATTGAAGCCTTTGCGTGTTGATAAACTTTCTCAGCACATCTTTAATTATGGTGATAAGATCTTATTAATGTCTGCTACTATTATTGACCATAAACATTTTGCAAGAACACTTGGAATCACAGATTATGAATACATTGAAGTAGATTCTACATTCTCACCAAAGAAAGCTCCAATCTTTTGTACAGGCAGAGTTAAATTGAATTATAAAAATTTAAAGTCATCACTGCCATATATTGCTAAGCAAGTTAAAAACCTTTGTGATCAACATAAAGAGGTTAAGGGTGTAATCCATACGCATACTATGGAAATTACTAATTACTTAAGAAATCATTTGAATGATCCTCGATTTATCTTTCGTGGGGAAGGAATGACTAACGAACAAATTCTCAAACAACATTTAGAAGATCCTTCTCCGACCATTCTTGTTTCCCCGTCATTGACCTATGGTGTAGATTTAAAGGATGAATTAGCTAGATTCCAGATCTTAGTTAAAGCAGCATACATGCCATTAGGTGATGAGAGAATTAAAAGACTTTTCAAAGAAGACGGGCAATGGTATGTGAATAAGATGCTTAATAATCTCATCCAAGCCTGTGGTAGAGGTGTTCGATCAGTAGATGATTATTGTGTGACATATATCTTGGACGGATGCATTGTGGATGCGGTCATTCAGAATAAAACCAGATTACCAAAGTACTTCTTGAAGCGGTTCAATTAAATATATGTGTGGAAATACAGACATTTCATTTTGAGATACGTGATATTATATCACAATTTATAGCTGCTTTTGATGATGTAGTTATAAATCGATATGATAAAACACGCACTCCAAGATCAAATGTTAAAGTAAGATATGTTTATTCTCCAAAAGAAAGAGTCTTATTTGATTTAGTCAATAAGGCTCAAAACATGACTTTACCTGTTATTGCAGTAAATGTAACAGGTATTAGCAGAGATGAAAATAGAGTCTTCTCTAAGCTATACGGATTTGATGAAAGTGATCATTATTCTGATTCTAAACCGGGTAAAAATCACGCCCATATAAACATGCCTGTACCCGTAGACATAAGTGTGTCAATGTCTATTTTAACAGAGTACCAAACAGATATGGATCAGATATTATCTAATTTCATTCCATATTCAAATCCTTATGTTGTAATAGCCTGGAAAATACCCGATGCAATGGGTGCTGCAACCTCTCAAGAAATTAGATCACAAGTTTTGTGGTCTGGCGACATGAACATGACTTATCCGACTGACACGACCAAAGCAGACAAATATCGTATCGAAGCTACTACTAGCTTTACTATTAAAGGTTGGTTGTTTCCAAAAGAAACACCGAAGCAACAAAATGTTTTCTTCATAAAAACTAATTTTTCATCGGCATTATTGGAGTGCGATAATTTTTATACAGCAAATTCAGAAGCAATTACATTACCAGAACGACATAATACAAAAACAATAGAATTCTCAGCCGCACCAGTTTGTACTTCTATATTTTTTCATGGTACTTTGATTGGTGATGATTTTATTTTCCAAAGAGAAGAAGCTAGTTTCCCTTTCATGTTATTAGGTAATAATTATGATCATACAACAGCAGTATTGTTGTCTTCTTCATCTACCATATTATCATCAAATTTAGCATTATTCAATTTTGATTATTATCCTTCAATTAGTGCTTATAACCTTCCTTTATCTTGTTATAAGATTATTAATAATTACACTATAGAATTGAATCTCCCAGAACTAGTCAGTGATGGCGTATTCAATATTATAGTTGCTAATAGAGCCGGATGGCAAAAATTTAAATATAACTTTAATATTGGTGATGCACCTAGTAGTTTACTATTACCCCCACCAACTCCACCACCGCCACCAATTGTAGATGTTACTGGAAAGTATTTCTTCTCATTATTGAATAACGATTGGTTTGATCTATCAAATTGGTATGGAGATGTTGATAAGACAACACAAGCTACCCTCCTGCCAGATGATACTATTGATGTAATAGTATTGCCTCATACATTACGACCAGTTGTAGATCTAGATAATCCAGAATGGACAGATCCGAATACCATAGATGCAGGAACAGCTGGCATTACATTTGCATCTAATAACAATAATAAAGTATATGCACCAATAGTTGGTGATGTAATTTATAATGGCAATGCTAGTCACGGTTAAAATATTAAATCAGTGTATAAATAGTGGTAATGAGTTCTTTAGATGATGGTCGTTCTTCTACATTCGGCAGAGACTTGATGAATTATATTTCATCAAAGTTGCCATATTCCGGTTATAATGTTTTAGACGCCTCAGATAAATTAAACCCAAAATTTAAGTATTTTGAAGATGTTGGTTCAAGAAGAGCAGAAGCATTATCAAGACACTCTGTTTCGCAAAGCAGTGAATATAATAATGCGGGCATTGGTGCTATTCAGAAAGACTCTCGTTTCTCCGAAATCATGTATGCCAATATCCAAAAGGATAAGCCAGCACGTATCAGAGACTATCGTATCATAGCAGCTTTCTCAGAAGTATCAGATGCATTAGATGAAATTTGTGACGAGATTATCAATAAAGATTCAGAAGGCAATATTGTCAAGCTAAGATATAAGAATGATAATCTCAATGAAATTCAAGAAGATACATTAAACAGAGAATTTCAAAAATATATTCAATATTTTGATCTAGATAATAAAGGATGGGATATTTTCCGTTCTTTATTAGTAGAAGGTGAAGTGTTCTTCGAACATATTATTCATGAAAAATATCCCAAAGAAGGTATATTAGGAACAGTTCAAGTGGGTGCGGATATGATTGATCCCGTTTTTACCAATGTGCAAAACATGATGGTAAAAGCGTTCTTATATCGCAAACCAAAGTTTGATCCTAATAATCCCACTAAGCAAACGGGTCATGAATATATCCCAATGGATAAGAATCAAATTACTTATATTCATTCTGGTATATGGAATGAAAATAAGACAATGCGATTACCTTTCCTAGAGAATGCTAGAAGAGCATATCGCCAATTGTCCATGATCGAAGATGCTATTATCATCTATCGATTAGTACGTGCACCAGAAAGATTAGTATTCAATGTAGATGTGGGTAACATGCCGGCACCCAAAGCAGAATCTTACCTTAGAAAATTACAACAACAATATTGGTCTTCAAAGACATTTGATAATAATCAGGGTGGTGTTGTTCAGAAATTCAATCCGCAAACCATGTTAGATAGTTACTGGTTTGCTAAGAGAGCTGGTTCGGAAGGTACATCAGTTACTACATTACCAGGAGGAGCGAATCTGGGTCAATTAGATGATCTAATGTATTTCATGAAGAAGCTGTATCGCGCATTGAAAATACCTTCTTCCCGTTTAGATCCTCAAGATACATTTAAAGATGGCCAAGAAATTCTTCGTGAAGAATTAAAATTTGCAAGATTTATTATTCGTATGCAACAACAAGTTGCTGCTGGATTTAAAAACGGATTTATTACACATTTGCAATTAAAAGGCTTGTGGTCTGAATTTAAATTAAAAGAACAACACTTTGATTTAGAATTTAATGTACCTACTAATTTCTATGAATTAAGAGAGAGCCAGAAATTGGAAATGAAAGTTAATAATTTCAATAATATGGCTAATAATCAAAGTGTATCACCTTCTTATGCGCAAAAGAAATTCTTAGGATGGTCTGATATTGATGTAAAAGCTAATAGAGAATTCTTACGTAAAGATAAAGAATTTGCTTGGGAATTGGCACAGATTGAACAAGGCGGGCCGAATTGGAGACAAGCATTACAGGCGCAAGCTGCTGGTATGGCACCTGGTGGTGACTTAACCGGCGGTGGTGGTATGCCTGGTGGATCATCTGCTGGTGGTGGAGCTGTTCCTCCTCCCTTTGTAGGTGGTCCTGCACCAACAGGTGGAGAAGCACCAGCTGGGGGTGAAGTTCCCGGAGCAGAAGCGCCAGCGGGAGGAGAAGTACCGCCTGCGGGTTCTGCACCAACGCCTGAAGCAGGAACATAAATATAATCATGTCATGCCTGCTCACGCCTATAACAGCTTTTCAAAGTACTAATTTAAATAGTAGAATTGATTCATATTCGCGATTAGCAGATCGTATTGTGCGCATGCTTGGTGCACCTTTAATTTCTGTTGAAACACACCAAGATCAGATATTTGAAGCCATTTCAATATCCTGTGAAATGTTTACTAAGTTTGCTGGATATTCAAAAGAATACTTGGTATTTGATTCTGCCCTATATGAAAAAGGCAAAGGCATTAGATTAGATTATCTTTATACGTTATCTAATACTAATTTGACGATGGAACAAGTAGATAAACATACAACATTATCTACTTCCACTTCGCCATATGTTAATGATCATGATCCCGTTTATGTGACATTATCTACTATACCGGGATCGTATTTTTCTTCGTCGTCGACATTGTCGGCTATTTTTTCTGATGATTTAAGAGCAAATCAAATCTTAGATAAAGAAGTTAGAGATTTAATAATAACACATAATGCTTCATTATCTTCGTTATTCATGCAATCTGATATTCAAAAATATTCATTCAGGGGAGAAAAAGAGGCATTGCCCAATGCTCCTATTAATAAGATGTTTGATTATGATCTAATGGATTATCGTAGAGTCATTGCTGTTACGGATTTCGAAGAAGGTTCTACTTCAGGTATCAATACATTATTCACTATTGAACAAACATTAGCACAACAAACTTATTTCTCTTATGCTATGGGGAATTACGGATTTGATCTTGTTTCATGGTATACATTAAAAGAGTGGTTGGAATTAAGAGAAAAGCTCTTGTCCACAAGAAGAAGTTTTGACTTTGATGATAGAACGCAATACTTAAGAATGTATCCGGAACCTAATGATTCGACTAGATTCTACGGTGTTATTGCGTGTTATGTCGAAAGACCTATTCGTGATATTATTAAAGAGATTTGGGTTTATAAGTATACATTAGCGCAAATCAAAGTATTAGTAGGAACTATAAGAGGTAAAATTCCTGTATCAATGTTTGGCGGACAATTGTTTAATGCTAATTTATTAGAACAAGGGCTGGGTGAAATGAAAGAATTAGAGCAACAATTATTCACAGCATCTGCGGGCTACGGTGATTCTGACCCCGCTATTTTTTTGATAGGCTAATGATTATCAACAGGTTATGCCTTCTTTATCTAGAGATCCCCGATTCAAACAAGGCATATATACTCCTAAGAATAAAGAAAAATTTATAGGAAAGATTG